TCCCCAATTTTTTTAACTGCTTGCCCAGTTCTTTGATGTCAAAGGCCACAAGCCGGTTGTGGATGTCCACATTCGTTTTGTGGTAAAATAAAAACAGACGAACCCCGAACCCTTGATTTTTCAGGGGTTCGGGGTTTTCTTGTTACTAATGTGTGTATAGTTCAGCGTTCAGCGGCCTAAAATGTTCACCGGTTTGAACCCTATGGAATCAGTTCCACGGTGGCCTTCAGTTCGTCCAAAGTCTTGTGATTATAGACCCGGTTTCCCGTGTCCTTGGACACATGACCCATGAGCAAATCAATACATTTCCGGTTGGCCCCGGCGCTATCCAATTTGGTTTCAAAGGTGTGGCGGCATTCGTGCGGGGTATGGTTCAGCTTCAGGGCCTTCATAATATCCGCCCAAAATATCCGGTATTGGGTTTGGTTGCAAACTTTCCCGTTGTAGCTGATCAGCCGGGGGCCACCTTCGGCAAGCCGCCGTTCAATCAATGGCCTGATCTTTGGATGGATGGGAACAATGCGGTTCTTACCGGCTTTCGTTTTGGTGCCGCCCTTCATCGTGCCTTCCTTCAAGTCTATATCTTCAGGTTTCAGGTTCAAAAATTCAGAGATACGCCACCCGGAATATAGCAAGATCAAAACAGTATCAACCCAAGGATCAGACTGATGTTCCCACACCGTTTTGATTTCATCGTTGGTGAACGGAAGGCGGCTTGTTTCTGGAATGGGGTCAGAAGTTAGAAGTTCGGAAAAGCACCTGTTTATTATATCCATTTCAAGGGCGAACCGGTCAAGGTGGCCCCACAGGTTCTTGATGGCCGCTTGGGTGCTATACCCTTTCCCACAACCATCAATGGTTTCTTGCATTTGGTAGGATCGCAGTTGTTTATAAGGCTTGTTCACATACGCTGAACAATGCTTGAACGCTGAACAGAGGGAAGAACGGTTGGATTCCCCCAGCTTCGGGGCCTTCTTTTCTTTCCAGAGGTCAAAAAGCTGTTGAAGGGTGATCTTGGCCCGGTCAACATCCCAAGGATCACGGTTGTATTCAGCAAGCATGATGTTCCCGGCTTCACGGGTTTCAGCATAGCCGATAATGTCATAGATGGGGTGGCCTTTGTCATTCCAACCTATGGTTTTCTTCACAATATATGGGCGGCGGCGTTGGCCTGATAGCTTTGCAACCGTTCCATACCCGTTTGGATTTCGCATTATATCACCTGAACTTTCAAAATTGGGTATGGCAAAGCTAAACCCCATGTGATATAATGTTCAAAGGCGTTTGAAACATTAACTTCAAAAGGGTTTGTTTCGCCTGACCGCTTCCGGTGTGCAAGACCGGGGGCGGTCATTTTTTTTTTGCATTTGTTCCATATCCGTTCCGCTTAAAATCCTTGCGGGGTGTGGCTTTGAGAGAATGGAACACTTGGAACGGATATTATATTACTTCAAAGAGTAGATAAAAAAATATATAAAAGAAAAAGAGTATATAGAGAACCGGCGCTTTATCTGTTCCACCTGTTCCAAAGCCTTGATTTCCCTGTGTTTTCAGGGATTGGACAGCGGAACGGATGTGGACAGATCGAGTTTGGCAAGTTCACCTTTGACCTGTTCCAGAACTTCAGGATATTCAGAATCAGGGTTCATGGAATATTGATCTTCGTATTCTTTCAGGGTGTTCAGATACCGGTTCCAATGGGTGGCTTTAGCCTTTGCGGTTTTCAGTTCATCAATCTTGGCTTTCTGATCAGAATAGGAATCTAACAAAACCCGTTCTTTCTGACTATCAGCCGCCTTGAAGAAAGAAGCTGGAAGATCAGATGTGTAAGGGATGATCCCGGCCTTGGCCGCTTGATCCACCGTCAGGGCTATTTGCATACCATATTCATAGCGGGAAAAGAATGTTTCAAGGTTCTTCGTCTTTTCAAAGATGTTCAAACAATCTTGAACAATCCGCACATGGTTTTTGGCTTCTGCTACGGTGTAGGCCCCCGGCATGGATTTAATAGCCCGTTCCGGGTTCAGATTGGAATGAACCTGAACGGCGGGTTCTGTTTTGGGTGGGGCCTTCTGTTTTGGCTTTCTTTTTCGCAGAAGCAGGAACAGGAAGAACCCCATAATGACATCCATTATGATGAACACGGGGCGGAGTTCTGGCGCTTCCGTAAAAAACATGATTGTGTAGACGATAAACCCGAAACTGAAAAAGAAGATTCCAAAGCCTTTCAAGAACTTCTTCACCGAATCACCTTCTATCTAATATCGCTTTGGAAGGCTACGGCTTTTCCAAGAATTCTGATATGGTTCAGTTCTTCACCGGTATAAATCAAATCTTCATATTTAGAGTTTTCGGCTTTCAGAATCAGCAAGTTCTTTTCAGGATAATAGTTCACCCGCTTCAAAGTAGCTTCATCATCAATGATAACGGCGGCAATTTCACCATCATCAACCATATCCTGTTGCTGGATGAACACAATATCACCATCATAGATTCTGGCCCCAATCATGGAATCACCCCTTGCCCGTAAGCAAAAGTCAGCCTGAATACCGGCCCCAGCTTCCACATATAGTTCCTTTTCTTCATTGGCAACAATGGGTTTGCCACAAGCAATATCCCCCAACAGCAGGAAACGCTTGGTTTCAATGGGAAAAAGATTATCAAAGAACTTCAGTTTTTCAGCGTCAAGTTTCTGATTTGGTTCATTCCATCCCATGATATAGGCCGGTGTAGTATCTAATGCGTCAGCAATAGCCTTGATTTTAGATTGAGTAAGGTTACGCTGATCAAGTTCAATCTTATTTATTGAAGAACGGGATTTGTACCCTAATCTTTTACCAAGTTCATCTTGGGATAAACCAAGTTCTTCCCGGCGATTGCGAATTCTGCTTCCTATTGTGGACAAGTGAATGACCCCCTTTCTGTTACTAATTATACGGCGCTGTTGGCGGCTTGTCAACATATTTTTAGCTTTTTCAAAAAAGATGTTGACATTCTTCCTACATCGTGGTAGTATGTGAGTGTAGACAAGATGCCTACCGATTTTGAAGAAAGGGGTGATTGCCGTATGACCAACACAGAGCTGTTGCGTGAGAAGATCGACCAGTCCGGTTATAAACTTCGGTTTATTGCCAAGAAGATTGGAATTACCTATCAGGGCCTTTTGAATAAGATCAATAACCGTAGTGAATTTCGGGCCAATGAGATTCAGGCTTTGTATGATCTTCTTGGCCTGACGGAAGAAGAACGAGTGGCGATTTTTTTTGCCTGTTAAGTAGGCAAAAAGTCTACAAATGGAGTAAGAACCATGAATGAAGTCAGTTTGAAACCGGTCATTGATGAACTTGAAACCTTGTTTTCAAAGTTCAACAAAGCCTTCTTTGAAGGGAAGCTGGAAAAGCCTGTGATCACCGTTTCCCCGGATCATACCCGTGGGGCCTATGGGTGGTGTACCGGTTGGAAGGCGTGGCAAGACGGCACCAAGGAAGGCGGCTATTACGAAATCAACCTGTGCGCCGAATACCTGAACCGCCCCTTTGAAGAAACCTGTGGAACCTTGCTTCACGAAATGGTTCACCTTCAGAACCTTCAGGACAATGTTCAAGACACTTCCCGTTCTGGTTCCTACCACAACCGGAAGTTCAAGGAAACCGCTGAAGCCCACGGGCTGATCGTGGAGAAAGGCGAAAAGTACGGATGGCACAAAACCACCTTGAACCCGCAAGCTGAAGCCTTTGTGAAATCCCTTGGCAAGTCCGGGTTCTGTCTGGTTCGGCCCCGTACCAATCCGCTGAAAGGTTCCCGGAAGAGCGGTGGATCAAGTTCCCGTAAGTATGTTTGCCCTTGTTGCGGAACCATCATCCGGGCCACCAAGGAAGTTCATGTTCTCTGTGGGGAATGTGAAGTGGCCTTTGAAGAACAGGAGTGATAACCAATGAATGAAATAAACCCGAAACCCGAATATTGGGTTCTATCCCTTTCGGGTGGTAAGGATTCCACCGCCCTTGGCCTTGAATGGCTGGCCCGACACAAGGCCGATCCTGTCACATATCCCCTTCATGAAGTGGTGTACTGTGACACATGAATGGAGTTCCCGGCCATGATGGAGCATATCAACCAGCTTGAAAAAATCTTCATGGATGCGGGAATCAAGTTCACACGGGTTCAAAATCCAAAATCTTTTGATTGGTTCATGTTTGAATACCAACCCAAGCGCCACAACCCTGAATTGCAAGATAAAAAAGGTCAAAGCTGGCCGGGGCCGCAAGCCCGTTGGTGTACTGCTGAATTGAAAACCAGAATCATCAATAGGTATCTCGCCCATCTTCGTGAAGAATACACCGTTATTCAGTTGATTGGCCTTGCGGCTGATGAAGAATACCGGTTGGAACGGGAACACAATCAGAACCCCGAACACCGTCACCCATTGGCGGAATGGGGTTGGACGGAAGCCGATTGTTTGAAATACTGCTATTCCCACGGTTTTGATTGGGGTGGCTTGTATGAGATTTTCCACCGGGTTTCCTGTTGGTGCTGTCCGTTGCAGAGCCTTGAAGAATTACGGAACTTGCGAAAACATTTTCCTGATCTGTGGGCAAAGCTGTTGGACATGGAACACCGGACTTGGCGAACCTTCCGGGCTGATTATTCAGTTGATCAACTGGAAATCCGCTTTGCTTTTGAAGATGAACGCCTTGCCGCTGGCCTTCCGATCAACCGAACCCGTGAATTTATGACCGAACTTCGGAAACGGCTTGCAGAAGCCGAACCACAAAAATGAAAGGAGTACGCACAATGACCACCTTTGCAGAGCGTTTGAAAAACGCTATGGAACAGGCCAACATGAGCCAATCCGCCCTGTCTGAACAGGCCGGGGCTTCCAAGGCCGCTATCAGCCAATACCTTTCCGGGAAGAACACCCCCGGCCCTGACCGTATCAAGGCCCTTGCCGATGCAACCGGCGTTTCCTTTGATTACCTGATGGGTTATGGAGCCGCCCCGGTTGCGGAACCGCCCATCAAGAAGATCAGCGTGAAGGAAGCCGCCCGGTGCATGGGAAAATCTGATCAGTTTGTCAGAATCGGCCTTCAGCGTGGCCTTCTTCCCTTCGGGAACGCTGTTCCCGGAACCGGCGCTTGCTGGAATTACTACATCAACCCCACCAAGTTCCGTGATTATGTGGGCGCTGATCAGTTCAATTCCTTCTTCGGCCTTACGGCCTGATTTTTAGAAAAGGAGTAAAGCAATGAAAACCAGATTTGATGGAACCTTGTGGATCGGAGCCGGTGGACAGGCTTTCCGCCCCGCAGAAATGGGAACCGATCACCTGTTGAACACGGTGAAGATGCTGAAGAACCGCCCCGGCGTGGTGATAGCTATGGTGGTTCGTGACATTGAAGCCACCCCTGACTGTTGCCCTTTTGATCCCTTCGGTGGCGGTCATTCCGAGTTAGTGAAACAGTCCTTGTTCAACATCACTTCCCTTTCCCCGGAACAGGTGAGTGATTACGCCCTGAACAGCCCCTTGGGAATGGCTATGAAGGCCGAACTTCTTTCCCGTGGTGTGAATGTGGAAAATTACCTTTCCATGATTGAAGGGCCTGAAACCCTATGATCACGCTGTTCCAGCATCAACAACAGGCCCTTGATGAAACCGAGGGAAAAAACCGGGTGGCCTATTACCTTGATATGGGCCTTGGGAAAACCTTTGTTGGTTCCGAAAAAATGATGAAGCTGGACAAGCGGATCAATCTGGTGGTGTGCCAATGTTCAAAAGTTCAAGACTGGATTGAACATTTTCAAGACCACTACACCCGGAATTGTGTGTTCGACCTGACCAACCCCAAAACCTTCAAATGGTTCTTTGAACAGGTTCAGCATGAAGTTCCAACCCTGATGATTGGCGTGATCAACTACGAACTGACCTTCAGGCGGAATGTGCTGAAAACCCTGACCGGCTTCACGCTGATGTTGGATGAAAGTTCCCTGATCCAGAACGAGAACGCCAAACGGTCAAAGTTCATTCTTGGGCTGAAACCGGATAATGTGATCCTTCTGTCAGGCACCCCCACGGGCGGCAAGTATGAAAACCTGTGGAGCCAATGCCAACTGTTGGGGTGGAAGATTTCAAAGGAACTGTTCTGGAAGCAGTACATTCAAACGGAATGGGTGGAAACCGATGGCTTTTGGCGGAAGCAGATTACCGGCTATAAGAATGTTGACCGGCTGAAGATGAAGCTGGCCGAACATGGGGCCGTTTTCATGACCACCGAACAGGCCGGGATCAGCCTTCCAAAACGGAACTGGATCAAGGTCAAAACCCGCCCTTCACCCCTTTATTGGAAGTTCTGGAATGATCGCTATGTTGCGATTGACAGCGCCAACCTTGGTGAATTTGAACTGGATGCTGATTTCTACGGTTCCAATGCCCATTGTGAACGGGAACTGATTGGCGATACCAGTTTGACCCGCCGCCTTTATGCCCGTCAGCTTTGCGGCCTATATAACCCGGCCCGTTATGAAGCCTTCCGGGATTTGGCGAACAGCACGGAAGATCGCTTGATTGTGTTCTATAACTTCACGGAAGAAATGGAACGCCTGAAGGGGATTGCCAAGAGCCTGAACCGGCCCGTGTCTGTTCTTTCCGGTGAAGAAAAGAACTTGGATGCTTACCGCTACCAGCATAACAGCATTACCTTCATTCAGTATCAGGCCGGTGCAATGGGCGGCAACTTCCAGCTTGCCAACAAAATCATTTACTTCAGCCTTCCCCAAGGTTCGGAACTGTGGGAGCAATCCCAAAAGCGTATTCACCGCCTTGGGCAAGAACGGCCCTGTTTCTATTACCTGATGATCTGTCCGGGAACGGTTGAAGAAGATATTCTTTCCACTTTGGAAATGAGAAAGGACTATACCGATGAACTATTCAGAAAGTATGAGCAAGCGGCAACAGCGCCGCAAAGCCCTTAACCAGCGGTTCAGGCGGATGTTCCTTGTGGCCCTTCTGATGGGCCTTGCAATGGGGTTTGTATTTGGGCGCTGTTCTGCTGTCAACAGCAAGGCCCCGGATGCCCCCATTGAACCGGATCAGCTTACCGCCGTGACCCCGGATGTGACCTTGGAGCCGGTGGAAACTCCGCTGGTGGAAGAACCCGCCGAACCTGAACCGGTGCTGTTGGGCAGTTTCAGAATTACCGCCTATTGTTCCTGTGAAAAGTGTTGCGGCGAATGGGCCAAGAACCGGCCCAACGGCATTGTGTATGGTGCCGCTGGTGTGGAACTGAAGGCCGGTGTTTCCTGTGCTTCCCCGCTTCCCTTGGGAACCGTGGTGGAAGTGGAAGGCTTGGGTGAATACATCGTTCAGGATCGCCCCGCCCAATGGGTGATTGACAAATACGGTGAAAACCAGATCGACATTTATTTTGACAACCATGAAGCCGCTTCCGCCTTCGGCCTGAAGCAGTTGAATGTTTATCTGAAAGGAGAACCAGAAAAATGATCAAATGTGAAAATGCTTGCCCCCGTGGAAAATTTGATGGGTGTTGCCACAAATGCCCGGATTTCCACACTTGTCCTGATTCCTGTCAAGAAAACCCGAACGCCTGTGGTTCGGCCACCTTCGATGAAGAAACGGCCCTTCAGGAGTTCAAGAACACCCAGCTTGCCACCTTGAACGCCATTGCTTCTCTGACCGCCCACAAGAAGGCCATTGAGGATCAGGAAAAGGAAATGAAGGCCAAGCTGTATGAAGCAATGGTGAAGTTCGGCGTGGATAAGTTTGAATCCGATGTTCTGAACCTTACCCTTGTGAAGCCCACCAATGCCACCAGCATTGATTCCGCCAAGCTGAAGAAGAAATACCCGGACATTGCTTCCGAGTGTTCCAAGACCACCGCCAAGGCCGGTTATGTGAAGATTACCCTGAAAGGGGATAAGTCATGAGTTGCCGGGGCTTTGAACCTGTTTGCACCAATAATGAACTTCGGGAGTATTTCAGCGCCAAGGGCCTGACCTATGACAGCATTGATGAAGGTGATATTTTGATCCTTTGCATGATGCTTCAGAAGGAATTGAAGAAATCCAATAAGGCCGGTGAAACTTCCGTCACCATGACTTTGAGCAAACGGGTTGACATGAAGAAGGCCACCAACGGCCACATTACCGAGTGTTACATCTACATGAATGCCCACTATTTCACCCGGCGTGAATGTATCAGCTTCAACCGGGATGGGTGGATTGGCTTTGCAGGATGGGCCGATGATGGCAACACTAACCCGTTGCGCCGTGCCTTCCTTGCATGGTGTGACTATTTGGCGGAAGGTGGTGGAGCCGATGGCAAGGGATGAAGTGTGGGATGCCCTGAAAAATCATGCCAAACAGGTTCATTCAGAACGGGTTGCAAAAAATCCCGACCGGATCGCCTATGCCATTCAGCAGTTTGAAGCCCACGGCATTGAATACCAACTGAAAAATGAGCAAACAGGCCACTTCCATTGTTGGCGGAAGTCTGATGATAAACTGTTCCAATTCTACGCTGGAACGGGTAAAATTCAGGGCTTCACCCAAGTCAGAGGTATTCACAGCCTGATTCAGATGTTGGAGGGGTGAGCCGATGGCCGGTGAAAAAAACTTTGAAAATCGCCTGAAGAAATGGCTGGAAGCTGAAGGGATATATCCCTTGGGTGAACCTGTTGACCGCATGAGCGCCCCGCCCTGTGGCTTCTATGAAAAGCGTTGGGGTGGAAGCCGGTATGTGAAAAGCGGCCTTCCCGATATGCGGATCACCGTGAAGGGCATTGCCCTTGAAGTGGAGCTGAAGGCCACCGATGGAACCCCATCTGTGCTTCAGAAGCGTAATTTGGCCCAAATCAACGGTTCACAGGGGTTCGGGTTCATCCTTTACCCGGAAGGCTTTGAAGCCTTCAAGACTATTGTGAAAGGGGTGAAACAATGCGAGTTTCCCACAGCCGGGTTGAAGTCTTTGATAGATGCCCATACAAATACCGCTTGCGATATGTGGAAGGGATAGACACGATCCCGAACACGGACGCAGACAACGCCCTGATCCTTGGCACCGCCCTTCACACCGGCATTGAAGAAGGGGTTGAACAAGCCCTTGACTTCTACAAGAACAGCTTCCCGGTTCTGACGGATGATCACATTCATGAAATGATGAAGTTGGAAGCCATGATCCCCAAGGCAAAGGCCATGTTGCCACCGGGCGGAACCTTTGAACTTCCAATCGGGAACTCTGATTTCATCGGCTTTATGGATTATCTGGTTCCCGTGGGGAAGGGCCTGAAGCTGGATGGCCTGATCACTGGTGAAGATTTGAATGAATTTGAAGCGTTTGATCTGTACGATTTCAAGTATTCCAACAACGCCAAGAACTACGCCGTTTCCGGCCAGCTTCACGAATACAAGTATTGGTATGAACTGACCCATCCCGGCCACCGGATCAGAAATATGTATTTCCTGATTGTTCCCAAGCCCAAGATCAGGCAGAAAAGCACCGAAACCCTTTCCCAATTCCGTGACCGCTTGCAAGCGGCCTTGAAAGATTCTGAACCAACGCTGATGCCGGTTCAGTACAACCCCATGAAGATTGTGGACTTCCTGACCGATGTGAAGCACATGGTTGAAGCCACAGACTTTCCCAAGAACCCAAACCATTTTTGTGGATGGTGTGAGTATGAAGAATATTGTCAGAAAGGATGGAGTTATATGTTACTTCCCAAGAATGAACGCCGTGATCTGAACGCCACCAAGAAGAAGGTTGTGTGGCTTTACGGCGCACCCTTCAGCGGCAAAACCTTCTTTGCCAATCAGTTCCCCGATCCCCTGATGTTGAACACGGATGGCAACATCAAGTTTGTGGATGCCCCCTATATCGCCATTCGTGACGCCGTTACGGTGGAAGGCCGTATCACCAAGCGCAAGTTGGCCTATGAAGTGTTCATGGATGCCGTGGCCGAACTGGAAAAGAAACAGAACGATTTCCGAACCATCGTGGTTGACCTTCTGGAAGATGTTTATGAATCGTGCCGGGTTTACATCTGTGACCGTCAGGGCTGGAAGCATGAATCTGATGATTCCTTCCGTGCGTGGGATATGGTCAGAAGCGAGTTCCTGAACACCCTGAAGCGGCTTGTGAATCTGGACTATGAAAACATCATCCTGATCAGCCATGAGGACAGAAGCCGTGACCTGACCCGCAAGGGCGGCGATAAGATCAGTTCCATCAAGCCGAACCTTCAGGATAAGGTGGCAAACAAGGTGGCCGGTATGGTTGATCTGGTGGCCCGTATCGTGGCGGACGATGATGAACGGGTGCTGTCTTTCAAGACTTCTGAAGTGATCTTCGGCGGTGGCCGTTTGACTGTCCGTGATAAGGAAATCCCGCTGACCTATGACGCTTTCTGTGAAGTCTACGAGGAAGCCAACCAGAAGGCCGCAGGAGCCGTGAAGCGTGGCGGCAATGCCCCGGCTACCCCCGCACCTGAAACCACCGACACGCCCACCACAGCGCCCAGCAGAAGGGGCAGAAAGGCCAAGACTGTAACCCCGCCCCCGGCTGGTAACTATGATCCGGCTGAAGATGCGGCAAAGGCGGCTTGTGGTGATCCTGATGGAACTTGGACACCGGGCGGCGGTGAAAAGGATGATTCTGTTCCTGTTGATGAACCGGCCACCGGTGACACCCCGCCTTGGAACGATCTTCCCAAATGCCCGGACGGTGAACGCATTTTCAGACAGCACGATCAGAACCCGGAAATCCCCCTTTGTCCGTCCATTGACGCTGGCCACCGTTGCCACAAGGAAGGCGGCCCCGATGGTTGCCCCCTGTGGGATCGCCCCAAGGCACAGGCAGAGGAACCCGCACCCAAGACGGATGCTAACCCGCCCCGCCGTACCCGGAAGAAGCGTGAAGAATAATGGCTGATGTGCTGATGATTGCCGGGAAGCCTGAAACCATTTTCAAGGCCCGTGATTTTGAATATCTGGTTGAAAAGCACATGGGCTATGAAGCGGCCAAGTATTTCCGGGAATACGCTGAAAAGGCTGATGAAGAAGTCAGATCGGCCAAGGCCGGTGAGAACACAGACCTTGCTTCCTATGAAGCTGACCTTGAAAGCAATCACAGAGCCTTTCAGGACATTCAGACGGAAGCCGCAGTTATCACGGGTGTTCTTCAAGAAAAACGGATAAACCGTGAGAAGATCGCCCATGCAGTCAGGGAAATTGGAAAGATAATTTCCAACCAAATATAAGGAGGAACCCAAAATGAAAAACGATGCCCTGAACCATTTCAAAGAGGAAATGAACAAGCGTGGCCTGTTCCGCAAGATTCAGGTGTGCGCCAACCTGATCCCCCCCCCGCCCGGTGCTGATGGTGAAGCTCTGATCGAACTTCATCGTTCCGCCGCCAAGATCGCCATTCGGAATTACGCTGAACATCATGAAGATTTTTGTGATGTGATGGCGGATGCGGCCCTTGATCATCTGCTGAACACCGTTCTTCCTGATGATCTGTTCATTCCTGACGGTGGTTTTTCCCCTACGAAAGAAGAAGTTGACAACATGAACAGGGCCAAGGAAACGGCTGACAAAGCGGCCAAGGTGCTTGATACCCTGTTTGGTGGGTTGGCTGATCTTCTGAAAACCATTTAATAAATACATTTTTTGGAGGTAAAAAACTATGGCTATTGATTTTGACAAGATTGATCGTTCTGTTGATCTGAAGGGCCTTCAGGCTGATGTGGAGGATGCCAAGAAGAACGGCGGCGGTGATTTCCCCACCATCCCCGCTGGCAAGTATGAAGTGAAGCTGGAAAGCATGGAGATCAAAGGCACCAAGGCCGATCCCAACCGCCCCATGCTGGCCGTGTCCTTCAAAATCCTGTCCGGTGAGTTCAAGAACCAGCGCCTTTTCATGAACCGTGTCCTTTACGGCACCAAGAATGACAAGAACATGATCGCTTCCGCTATGGGCTTCCTTGAAAAGCTGGATTCCGGTGTTCCTGTTAGCTTCACCAGCTACAAGCAGTTTTCCCAGCTTGTTCTTGATGTGGCGGAAGCCATTGATGGAAACTTGGAATATGCGGTGGACTACGATGATTCCCGCTTCAATTCCATCACCGTTGAAGAAGTTTTCGAGGTTGAAAACTGACCCAAAAATTTTTACAATGATTGTAGGCAAATAGTCTACTGCAAAGCAACTGTTGTCTACTTGAAAGTGAACTTTCAAGCCGGGGCGAAAGCCCCGGAATGGCCCCAAGTGAAAGCCTTCCCGTGGCGGGGCTGATAAGGCGGAAACGCTGACCAATTTCACAAAAGCTGAAAGGATGTGAGTTGATGATCTTCTATGATTTTGAGGTTTTCCGGTATGACTGGCTGGTTGTCCTGATCGACCTGAACGCCCGAAAAGAAACCGTGATTATCAACGATCCCGACAAGCTGAAACGCTTCTATGAGGAACACAAGGGTGTGATTTGGGCCGGTTACAATTCCCGGAACTATGATCAGTACATCCTGAAGGCCATTCTGTGTGGGTTTGATCCAAAGCCTGTGAATGATTGGATCATTGCAGAAAATAAACCCGGTTACAGATATTCAAGCCTGTTCAGGGAATACCCGCTGATCAATTATGATGTGATGCCGAACCCGCCAATCAGCCTGAAGGCGCTGGAAGCGTTCATGGGCCATTCCATAAAAGAAACTTCTGTTCCCTTCGACATTGACCGGCCTTTGACTGAAGCAGAGTTGGCCGAAACGGTCAAATATTGCCGCCATGATGTGGAACAGACGGTGGAAGTGTGGTTACGGCGGAAGGAAGATGAATTTGATGCCCAAATGTCACTTGTGAAGGCGTTTCACCTTCCCATTTCTGACATTGGCCGCACCAAAGCACAGCTTTCCGCCAAAATCCTTGGGGCCGTTCAAAGGGAACACAATGATGAATTTGAAATTGAGTTCCCGCCCAGCTTGCGGATCGAAAAATACACGGAAGTTTTGAATTGGTACAAGAACCCCTTGAACCGTGATTATTCCAAAACTCTTGAACTGGATGTGGCCGGGGTTCCCCATGTGTTCGCTTGGGGTGGCCTTCACGGGGCCATTCCCAAATATCACGGGGAAGGTTGGTTTGTCAATGTGGATGTGGCTTCCTATTACCCGTCTTTGATGCTGGTTTATAAGTGGCTTTCCCGTAATGTTCACGATCCTTCCAAGTATGCGGAAATCTATCACACCCGCCTGAAGCTGAAGGCGGAGAAGAACCCCATGCAACAGCCTTACAAGATTGTTCTGAACAGCACCTATGGCGCTATGAAGGATAAGCACAATGCCATGTATGACCCCCGGCAAGCCAACAATGTTTGTGTGGGCGGTCAGCTTCTTCTTCTGGATTTGATTGAACGGCTGGAAGATCATTGTGAAATCATCCAGAGCAACACAGATGGCATTTTGGTCAAACTTCGCCGGTATGAAGATTTTGAAATGCTGGACGATCTGTGTTGGGAGTGGGAGCAAAGAACCGGGATGCGCCTTGAATTTGATGAATTTCAAAAGGTGTATCAGAAGGATGTGAACAATTACATCATTGTTCCTTCCGGGCCGCTTCGTGATGAAAAAGGGAAACCCCGCTGGAAGTGCAAGGGTGCCTATGTCAAAAAGCTGTCTGATCTGGATTATGACCTTCCCATTGTCAACCGGGCCATTGTGAACTATTTCCTTCAGGGGATCAGCCCGGAAACAACTATCATGGAATGTTCCAATCTTCGAGATTTTCAGAAGGTTGTGAAGGTGTCCAGCAAGTACAAATATGCCCTTTATTCCCCGGTGATTACGGAAGCCAAGATCAGGGATGAAAAAGGCCGTTCTAAGAAAATCACCCGCTTCAGCGGCGGTGAGGTTCAGACGGATAAAACCTTCCGGGTGTTCGCTTCCAAGGATCAGAGCAAGGGCGGAATCTTCAAGGTTTCCGGGAAAATCGTCAAGGGCCGGGAAAAGAACCCTGAAAAGTTCGGCAACACCCCGGATCATTGTTTCTTCATCAATGATGATGTGACCAACCTTCCTATCCCGGATGAACTGAACAAGCAATATTACATTGATGTTGCTTGGGATCGGTTGAAAGATTTCGGGGTGGAGCGATGAACAATAAAACCTTTCGGGGGGGGGAGCGTTGAAGCATGGAACTGTTTAGGGGCTATGTGCCTACCAGAAACAAACAATGCCTTGAAAAGTTCAAAGGCGTTGAAAAATTGAAAACCCGTTCTGAAGTCCAAGACCTTGATGAATATGCCGGTATTCTTGGGGAAGAAACCATCCTGATTGATGTGGACGATGCGGAAACATCTGAACTTTTGTTCAGAATTGTTCAGGATTTAGAACTGAAGTGCAGAGTGTACGCCACCACACGGGGAAAACACTTCTTGTTCAAGAACTGTGGTGTTAAAAAAAGCTGGACGAAATGCACCTTGGCCGTGGGTATCACCACGGATGGAAAGGTTGGAGCCAATAACAGCTATGAAATCTTGAAGTCCGGTGGCGTGGAACGGCCCATTCTGTATGACTTCCCTGAAGGGGAGATTCAAGAACTTCCCAAGTGGCTGACCCCAGTAAAAAGCAACTATGATTTCCCGAACCTTGGGGAAGGTGATGGGCGGAACCAAACCTTGTTTAACTACATTCTGACCCTTCAGAGTGACGATTTCACCAAGGAAGAAGCCCGTGAATGTATCAGGCTGATTAACCGTTATGTGCTGAAGAAGCCCCTTTCCGACAAGGAACTTGATGTGATCCTTCGGGATGATGCCTTCAAGAAAACATCCTTCTTCCGGGATAAAACCTTCCTGTTTGATAAGTTCGCCACCTACCTAAAGAACAACAACCATATTGTGAAGATCAATAACCAGCTTCACATTTACAAGGATGGTATCTATGTTTCCGGTGCCGGTGAGATTGAAGGGGCCATGATCAAGCTGATCAGCAACCTGAAACGGGCGTGGCGTTCGGAAGTCCTGTCCTATCTGGAAATCATGATTGAGGAAAACACCAAGGCCACCAACCCGAATATCATTGCTTTCAGCAACGGCCTTTACAATATCCGGGATGGTTCTTTCAAAGAGTTCACCCCGGATGTAGTCATTACAAACAAAATCCCGTGGCCGTACAATCCCGCCGCCCATGATGATCTGTTGGATCACACCCTGAACCGGCTGGCCTGTGATGATCCTGAAGTCAGGGCCTTGCTGGAAGAAATGGTGGGTTATTGTATGTACCGCCGCAACGAACTTGGCAAGGCGTTCATCCTGATTGGTGATAAGAGCAACGGCAAATCAACCTTCCTTCATGTAGTGAAAAACCTTCTTGGGGATCAGAACATTGCTTCCCTTGACCTGAAGGAATTGGGTGATAGGTTCAAAACCGCTGAACTGTTCGGCAAGCTGGCAAACATCGGTGATGATATTGGTGATGAATTTATTGCCAATGCTTCCGTGTTCAAGAAGCTGGTCACGGGTGATCGGGTAAATGTGGAGCGCAAAGGCCAAGATCCATTTGAGTTCAACAATTATTCCAAGTTCCTGTTCAGCGCCAACAATATTCCCCGTATCAAGGACAAAACCGGAGCCGTTCAGCGGCGTTTGGTGATCGTTCCCTTCGATGCCAAGTTCACCCCCAATGATGCAGACTTCCGCCCATTCATCAAGGATGAACTGTGTGAACAGGGTTCAATGGAATATCTGGCCTTGCTTGGCCTTCAGGGGTTGAAGCGGGTTCTTGGGAACGCACAGTTCACCACTTCCAGCAGAGTTCAGGGGCAGTTGGACGAATATGAGGAAAACAACAACCCCATTATTGGGTTCATCAATGAAGTGGGCCTTGACGGGATTGAAAATGAAGCCACCGATTCCGTATATCGCCGGTATAAGGAATATTGCATTGCAAACAACTTCCAAGCCCTTTCCAAGATTGAGTTTTCCCGGCAGATCACAAAACGCTGTGGCTTCACAACGGTTCCCAAGTGGATTAGAAACCGGAAAGCCCGTGTATTTGTGAAAGGCGGTGACGCAGAATGAAAGTTCTTGAATTATTTGCTGGAACCCGTTCTATTGGACGGGCCTTCGCAGGGGGGGGGGCATGATGTGTATTCCATTGAATGGGATGATAGCTTCCCGGATATATCGTGGTACATGGATATTTCAAAAATCACTTCCGCCGACATTTTAGAACGGTTCGGGAAGCCTGATGTTATATGGGCTTCCCCGGATTGCACCACTTATAGCATAGCTGGTATTTCCCATCATCGGATTCAAGAGCCAAATGGGAACTTGGCCCCGGTTTCAGAATATGCCAAGTTCTGTGATGCCCTAAACCGCCATGTTCTGAAACTGATTTCAGAACTTCAGCCCACATTCTGGTTCATAGAGAATCCCCGTGGAGGGATGCGAAAAATGGACTTCATGAAAGGCTTGCCCCGCTACACCCTTACTTACTGCCAATACGGTGATATGAGAATGAAACCCACGGATATTTTTACAAATCACCCAGCACCCCGGTTCAAGCCGCCGTGTCATAATGGTGATCCGTGCCATGTAGCGGCCCCACGGGGAGCGAGAACAGGAACCCAAGGGCTGAAGAATCATGTTGAACGATCCAGAATCCCGGATGGGTTATGCAACTACATTGTTCAAATCTGTGAAGATGGAATGAATTATAAAAAATTCTTTGAAAAAGCTGGTGATTGAATGGCCCACGAATATTCCAAGTTCAAGAACAAAAACATTCCCTATGCCAAAGTTGGGCGTCGGGTGTTCAATAGTCTGTTTGATGCAGAAACCTTTTGCACCGAACATGGCCTTGATGTCAATTCAGCTATTGAATATCGGGATGATCCTGAATTGAAAAATAATATTCAAACAATCGCCCAATACCAGAAGGCCATTCTTCAGGAATGTTTAGACCGGCTGAAGGCCCGTGCTGAAGCCTTGGTTCAAGAAATCAACCGGTGTAATGCTGATTTGGAAAAGTGCCACCCGCTGGATCGTGGTTTCTTGACGGATCGGCGGAATGAAGCCATTGCAAAGCATACGGGTACAATGGAAGCCCGTGAGATTGTGGCCGGATTGAAAAATAATTTAGAAAGGTTGACTGGTTGGCATGATTAAAGACAGCGGTGAACGCACCGAGTTTGGAACCGGCGCTGTTCGTGATATGCACAGCGGCAAAGGCCGCATGGATTTACTTCCGTGGGAAGCCTTGGTGGAGGTTTCCAAGCATTGTGAAGAAGGGGCCTTGAAGTATGGTGAACGGAACTGTGAAAAAGGTATTCCCATTCACAGCCTGATTGATTCGGCCTTCCGTCACCTTGCCAAGTACATGATGGGGATGGACGATGAACCCCACCTTCGGGCGGCTTGCTGGAATTGCCTGTTCGCCCTTTACATGGAAATCAAGCACCCGAAACTTCAGGATATTCCAGCACGAATGAAGGCCCCGGTTCCCCAAATTCCCAAAATCAAGGCGGCTTCGGAGCCGTGCCGCCGATGCAAACACCGTGACCGCTTCGGGGATGAATTTCCCTGTGATGAATGTGTTCACAGACAGAATGGCACCAATGATATGTTTTACCCGGCAGATTGTAAGGAGGATGCAGAACAATGAAAATTATCAAGCCTGATGTGCAGTTCATCACCCCGATTGATGGGGCCACCATCCTGAAGCGGTTGGAACAATGTGGCCGTGTCTGCTACAAGTCCGAGGACAAAATCACGGAAGGTTCCGCTGAAAAGTTCGTTGCCGGGATCATCAAGCGTGGGCATGAAGCGGTTTTGGAACATTGTTCCTTCACGGTGAAGTTCATTTGTGATCGTGGGGTTTCTCATGAGATCGTCCGCCACCGGATGGCTTCTTACTGTCAGGAATCCACCCGCTATTGCAACTACGGCAAGGGCAAGTTCGGTGAGGAAATCACGGTGATTGAACCTTGCTTCTGGCCTGAAGGTTCTGATTTGTATTGGTCATGGAAAAACGCTTGTCTGATCTCTGAACAATGTTATTTTTCTTTGTTGAAATCAGGAGCCACCCCGCAGGAAGCCCGTTCCGTTCTACCCAACAGCCTGAAAACGGAAGTGGTTATGACGGCCAACATTCGTGAATGGCGGCATTTCCTGAAGTTGCGCTGTTCACCCGCCGCACATCCGCAGATGCGGGAAGTGGCCTTGATTCTGTTGGACAAGGTTCATTGGCTGATTCCGGTATGCTTCGATGATATTTGGAGTGAATACCATGCCGATGTTTAAGAAGTCCGGTGGTAAAATCTTTGCCGTTCAGTTCAACAAAGCTGAAGAACGGGCCTTGGATCAGGAAATCAAGAAACAGATTGTGGAAAATGATCGGGCCTTTGACATGGACAAAGAATCATCCATCCTATGGATGCTTCACACCCAATTTGGCTTTGGCCCCAAGCGTCTGAAGCTGGCGTGGAAGCTGTTCTATGCCGAAACCTTGAAGCTACGGGAACATTACCTGATGGAACAAGCCGATGATGGGTGGTTGGCCCGTAAAAAGCTGAAGGACATTGGGTGTGACATTGAAGAATGGTACAGAGAAGAAGGAGGGAAAACCGATGCCTAAACCTTGGGAAAATGCTGAAGGGTATCACGATCCGACAGCCTACCACGGCACAAAGAATATCATCCGTGACGAGGATGAACAGCAGAAGCGGGTGAACACCCTGATCTTCGTCCTGAAGTACATCACCCGTTTGGCGGGGTTTGAACTTCTGAACCGCATTGAAATCAAAGACCGTAAGACCGGGAGGGAATACCGATGAAAAAAGAAGTTTTGGTTCATGGGGCCATGAAATACCGCTGTGATAAATGCGGACGGTCATGGTGGATGTTCTTGGAAAAGGGCATTGAAGAATTTGGTAAGAATCACAAGCCTTCACCATTTTGTATCATGTGCCGTTGCGGTGGAACGGCTATGGATGTTTCTGGAATTGTCAAAATCCCCGATGGTGGCTATAAACCCCTTCCCGCTGGTGAAGGATATTTCGCCAACAAAAAGGATTCTGATTGTGGGGTTCCGGTGCTTCCCGTTTTTCTTCAGTAGGGGTTGGAACAGCGTGTGGAACAGGTATGGAATAGATGTTTTTTCTATATCTGTTCCGCACGAAAACCCTTGATATATCAGGCTTTTTCAGTTGTTTTCAGGGAACGGAACAGATGGAACAGATGTAAATATACTTTCTTCTTATTAAGAAAAAAATATATAAGAAATGTGTATATAAGGAACTGCCCGTTTTATCTGTTCCATGCGTTCCAAAGTCCTGAAATCACTTGATTTTTCAGCATTTGTTAACGGTACAGATGCAATGAAAACGGAACAGACCACCGCAGAAAGGATGTGTTACATAGTGAATGACAAAGACCTTTCCCAACAGGCTAAAGAATACTTTGCCCAAATCAGGAAAACGGATCGTTTGATCAATCGGCTTGATAGCACCATTGCAACCTTGCGTTCCAGCTTGACTTCTACCGGAAGCCAACTGAAACAGGACAAGGTTCAGACTTCAGGCCCCAAGAATACCCTTGAAGAAACCATCACAAAGATCATTGACCTTGAAGCCAAGATCAATGCCCGGATTGATGAACTTATAAGCATGAAACAGGAAGCGTTCACCATGATCAACCGGATTCCTGACCTTGATCAGCAAAATATTCTGATCGGGCGCTATATTCAGTTGAAAAAATGGGAAGATATTTCTGAAGAACTGAATTATTCTATGCAATGGGTTTTTGAACTTCACGGAAAGGGTTTACTTGCTTTTGCCAAGGCAAACAGCGACTTTCTAAACAACCGAGAAAACCAGAGTGCCACCGGTTCCAAACAGAGTAAAGAATCGGTAGAATAGTAAATAAGAAATTGCGCCTACGGGAAACCGGGGCGCTTTTTCCATACCTGAAGAAAGGCGGTGATCTGTGATGGCAAAAGGAAAATATGAACAATGGCTGACCGAGGAAGGTTTGCTTCAACTTGAAGCGTGGGCAAGAAACGGCCTGACGGATGAACAGATTGCCGCTAATATCGGCATTTGCCGTGATACTCTGATTGAATGGAAAAAGAAGTATTCCGACATTTCCGACACCCTAAAAAGGGGCAAAGACATTGTTGACATTCAGGTTGAAAATGCTTTGCTGAAAAGGGCCTTGGGATATACCTACATCGAAACCACCCAAGAACGAGTTGACGATTATGACCCACACACCGGCTTGAAAACTGGTTCCCACATGGAAGTGACAAAGACCGTGACCAAGGAAGTTCAGCCTGACACCACGGCCCAAATCTTTTGGTTGAAGAACCGGAAGCCTGACACTTGGAGAGATAAGCGGGATGTTGGTATTGAAGGCACCTTGAACACCAACAATCCTTTTGCTGATCTGTCCACCGAGGATTTGAAGAAGTTGATAAACCATGATTGATCCCGTCATTGTCCAAGGGGCCAAATGCGAATTGGCAAGGCGTGAGTTCTTCTATTATTGCCAAGTAAAGGCCCCTGACTTTTACAAAGAAGATCGGGCCTTTTTGGTTGACTTCTGTGAACAGCTTCAGGATTTCTATTTTTCTGATGACAAGGTTCTTGTGGTCAACCTTCCACCCCGGCACGGTAAATCAAGAACCATCGGTTGTTTTGTTGAATGGGTTTTGGGCAAGAATCAGGCCGAAAAAATCATGACCGGTTCTTACAACGAAACACTTTCCACCACCTTTTCAAAGGGTGTCAGAAACACCATTTCTGAAGTCAAAGCCGATAAAAACAAAATTGTTTATAGTGACATTTTCCCCGGCGTTGAGATCAAACGGGGTGATGGCGCTATGAATATGTGGAGCCTTACCACAGGTTACAACAACTATTTGGCAACTTCCCCCACAGGTACGGCCACAGGCTTTGGCGCTTCCATCATGATTATTGACGATCTGATCAAGTCAGCAATGGAAGCGAACAACGCCAACACCCTTGAACAGCATTGGACTTGGTTCACAGATACAATGCTTTCCCGCTTGGAAGAAGGCGGAAAAATCATCATCGTTATGACACGATGGCACAGCCTTGATTTGGCCGGTAGAATCATTGACCACTACAAGAGCAAGGGCCAACCGGCGAAAACCGTTATTTATAAGGCGGTTCAGGATGATGGTTCTATGCTTTGCCCGGAAATCCTGTCAAAAGAAAGCTATGAAGAAAAAACCCAACTGATGGGGTTGGATATTGCTTCCGCCAACTACCAGCAACAGCCTATTGACATTAAGGGGCGGCTTTATACCAGCTTCAAGACTTATTCCGAACTTCCCAAGGATGCCAATGGGAAGCTGGTGTTCAGTAAAATTCAGAACTACACCGATACAGCAGATACCGGTGATGATTACCTTTGCAGTATCAATTACGGTGTGTATAACGGTGAAGCCTATGTTCTGGATGTGCTTTATACCAAAGAGGGTATGGAAATCACAGAACCGGCCACGGCGAAAATGCTTTATGATGGCAAGGTGAATGTGGCTGATATTGAAAGCAATAACGGCGGCAGAGGGTTCAGCCGAAATGTTGAACGGGAACTTCGGGAAAGGTATCAATCCACCCGGTGCATTATGCGGCCTTTCCACCAATCTGAAAACAAGATTGCCCGTATTCTTTCAAACAGCACATGGATCATGAACCATCTTTATTATCCGGTGAACTGGAAAGACCGTTGGCCTGACTACTATGAAGCCATGAACCGTTATCAGAAGGAAGGCAAAAACGCCCATGACGATGCCCCGGACGCAACCACCGGCATTGCTGAAAAGGTGGGCGGCGGGCCGGTATTCAGCTTCGATTAACAACATGATAGTAACAAATTGCCCCGGAAACCTTGTGTTTCCGGGTGCTTGTATTTATTAAGCAATGAAGAAAGGCGGTGAAAGCCCGTGTTTGAACAGAAGTATATTCTGAACAAGATTGAACAATGGGCTGAACGCCTTCCATATAAAACCTTGAAGATTGAAGTGGAACTTCCCAATCAGTCTTTGGTTTTAGAGAAAACCCGAAACAGGCCGGTGGGTTTTGCCCCCCCCCCCCGATGGTGAAAGGAAAGGGTGATTGAATATGTTTCTGGATAACGCTATGGAGCGTATCAACCGCCTGATCCTTCAGGGTGGGCGAAACGGCATGACTGAACTTCAGTTTTACGCCGCTGAAATCCGTGAATGGAAGAATAGCCTGAAGCGCATGGATCAGATTAAAGGCGCTGACTACTATGAAGGCCGTCATGACATTCTGAACCGGAAGCGCACAATCATTGGTGCTGATGGCAAACTTCAGGAAGTGGACAATCTTCCGAACAACCGCCTGATTGATAACCAATATGCCCTGATGGTGGATCAGAAAACCAACTACCTTGTGGGCAAGCCCTTCACGGTGAACTGTCAGAACAAAGCCTATGCGGACGCTTTGAACGATGTGTTCAATAAGCGGTTCCACCGGCTTCTGAAGTATGTTTGTGAAGATGCCCTGAATGGTGGCCTTGGCTGGTTGTTCCCATTCTATGACAAAAAGGGCAATCTGGCCTTCAAACATTTCCCGGCCTATGAAGTTCTTCCGTTTTGGGCTGACGATGATCACACCATCCTTGATTCTGCTATCCGTCTTTACCCGCAGGAAGTGTGGGATGGATATACCAAGAAAATCATTGAACGGGTTGAACTGTTCAAGACCGATGGCCTTTACCGGTATATCTATGATGGAAGCGAACTGAAGCCTGATGTGGAAGCCGGGGAACATGAAAGCTACTTCACCATTGAGGAAGAAGGCAAGGAACCCACCGAATTGAATTGGGAACGGATTCCCCTGATTCCGTTCAAATATAACAAACAGGAAATCCCCCTGATTCGCCGTGTGAAAACCCTTCAGGACGGAATCAACACCATGATTTCCGACTTTGAAAACAATATGCAAGAGGACGCACGGAATACCATCCTGATTCTGAAGAATTACGATGGTGAAAATCTTGGTGAGTTCCGCCGCAACCTTGCCACTTTCGGAGCCGTGAAGGTTCGTGATGATGGTGATGTTACCACCCTGACGGTGGAAGTCAATTCCGAGAACTACAAGGCCATTTTGGATGTGTTCAAGAAAGCCCTGATTGAAAATGCCCGTGGTTACGATGCCAAAGATGATCGTTTGAGCGGCAACCCCAATCAGATGAACATTCAATCCATGTATTCTGACATTGACCTTGACGCAAACGGCATGGAAACCGAGTTCCAAGCGGCCTTTGAAGAACTGTTGTGGTTCATCAATAACCACTTCAGTAACACCGGCGTTGGAGATTTCACGGATGATGTGGCGATTGTGTTCAACCGGGATATTCTGATCAATGAATCTGAATCCATTGAAAACTGTTCCAAGTCCGTTGGTATTCTTTCCAATGAAACCATTGTGGAACAGCACCCGTGGGTTACTGATGTTGAAGCGGAAATGGCCCGGTTGCAGAAGGAAAAGGAAGAAGCAATGGAACAAGCACAGGAATACGCCGGTGCCTTCCAGACCGGCAACCAGAACAAAGGTGACGATGGCGAGGGTGAATAACCCCCGCCGTTTCACAATATATGCCGGGGCAGACATTGAGTGTGGCGGGGTGCTATTACTCCTACCCGCCAAAGGGTGAAATTCCCTTCCCCGGCCCATCATGGCCCGTTAGTCAAGTGGTTAAGACACCGCCCTTTCACGGCGGTAACGCCGGTTCGATCCCGGCACGGGCTACCATGCTTCCCTGTTGGACTTGGCTGAAAATGCTTGCGGGGCCTTCAGCCCTGATGGGGAAGTCTTATTTGCTGAAGTGGATGGAATAGGCAGACACGGCGGATTCAAAATCCGTTGCCGCAAGGCGTGTGGGTTCAAATCCCACCTTCAGCACCATTTTTCAGGATTGGAGGAACCGGCCATGAGAAATGCGGACTATTGGCGTGGACGGTTTTCCATCTTGGAGGACAGCGCCCACCAAGAAGCCCAGCGAACCATTCAGGACATGGAAGAACTGTATTTGGATGCCCAGCGTTCAGTTCAGAAGGAAATTGAAAGCTGGTATGCCCGTTTTGCGGTGAACAACCAAATCAGCCTGACCGATGCCCGGAAATGGCTGACCGCTGGACAGCTTGAAGAATTTCATTGGAGCGTTGAACAGTATATCAAGATCGGTGAACAGGCCGGGTTGGATGCGGCATGGCTGAAGAAGCTGGAAAATGCGTCCACCCGGTTCCACATTTCCCGCCTTGAAGCTGTTCAGACAGGTATTCAACAACAGCTTGAATTGCTATATGGCAATCAGGTTGATAGTCTGGATGCCCTGTTGAAGAAGGTTGTGGGCAATGGTTACACCCACACAGCCTTTGAGGTTCAGAAGGGCGTGGGCCTTGGTTGGGATATTACCGGGCTGGATCAGAAGAAACTTGAAACATTACTTTCAAAGCCTTGGACAACGGACGGGCGAACCTTCCGGGATCGCTGTTGGTTGAACAAGAATGATCTGGTGGGTTCGGTTAGCAAGAGCCTGACGCAAGGGCTTCTTCGGGGAGATTCCCCGGCCAAGATCACCACGGCCATTCAGAAGCAGTTCGGGGTTCATCGGTATAAGGCGGGGCGGTTGGTCAACACCGAAACCACCTATTTCAACGCCGTTGCCACAAAGGAATGTTACAAGGATTTGGATGTTGAAATGGTGGAAATCATTGAAACGCTGGATTCCCATACCTGTTCCATTTGTGGTGGGCTTGATGGTACGGTGATTCCCATTTCCCAATATGAACCCGGCGTGACTGTGCCGCCGTTCCATCCCAACTGTCGAGGAACTACGGCCCCGGCCATTGATCCCAAGTATGCCGGTGAAAGAGCCGCCCGGAACGCCGATGGGGATGTGTACTATGTTCCCGCCAACATGAAATATGCTGATTGGGTTCAGACCTTCGTGAACGGAGGTTCTAAGGCTGGCTTGACAGCCGCAACCGCTACGGCTATATTGGATATAGTGGAACAGGCCACCGGAGCCAAGAAAGGAACTTCGATGGCGATTCAAGATGCTGTCAAGGGAGCGAACCCCAACTATTCACGGGGAAGCGCCTATGGCGTGAACTGTCAGCGTTGTGTTCAGGCGTATGAATTTCGCCGCCGTGGATATGATGTGGTTGCAAAGCCCAAGCCTTCCACCAATAACATTATTTCTTGGGGTTCTGAATGTTTCATTCAGCCGGGGGCATATCAATATTCCTATCAAGCCTACGCATTGAACCAGACGGAAGCCGCCGTGAAAAAGGCGTTGGCAAATGCCCCCGATGGTTCCCGCTTTTCCATTTATATCAAATGGAAAAGAACCTATGGCGGAAGCGCCCATGTGTTCATTGCGGAAAAAACCGGTGGTGTAGTCCATTACCTTGATCCCCAAACCGGGAATATGGACGCTTCCGATTACTTCACCAGAGGTTCCAAAGGGTGTTTTGGCTATTTCCGGTTGGATGATAAGGCGCTGACAACTGACCCCAACATTATTTCTGCTACCGTGGAGGTGAAATGATATGACCGAACAGGAAGCACGGGAAATCCTTCAGAAGTTCCGTGAAAAGGATGATGATACCGGTGAAGAATACGGCTATATCATTCAGGAATGTTGTGGAAGGGATGGAACCGGATATGTGTTCCGATGCAAAGCGGAAGGCGCTGTGTATGGGAAAGATGCAAGCCTTCCCTTGATGGCCGTATATCCTGATGGAACGGTTTTGAACACCCCAATTTAATATCTGATGATTTGACCACCCCGGCCTTTGGCCGGTGGTGGTTTTTTCATACCATCGCCGTTTTGGATTTGTGGGCGGTAAACAGAAATCTAAATGAAATCGTGGTTCCTAACCCACGGTAAAAAAGGATTTGGAGGTTATCACTATGACAAAGGAAAATCTGCTGGAATGGGGCTTGACCGAGGAACAGGCCAATAAGGTCATGGAGGGCCTGAACGGTTCCTTCGTCACCAAAAGCCGCTTCAATGAGGTCAACACCGAACTGACCAACGCAAAGAACACAATCAAAGAGCGTGACACCCAACTTGAAACGCTGAAGAAGTCCACAGGCGACACCAAGGCGCTTCAGGATCAGATTACCCAGCTTCAGACCGACAACGCCAACCAGAAGAAGGCCCATGAAGCCGAAATGAAGGCGCTGAAGATCGGCAACGCTGTTGATATGGCATTGACCGGAGCCAAGGCCAAGAACAACACCGCTGTTAAGGCGCTGATGGCTGATTTTCTTGCCAAGGCTGAACTGGCCGATGATGGCACGGTGAAGGGTTTGGGTGACGAAATCAAGAAGCTGGTGGACGGTCAGGACACGGCTTTTCTGTTTGACACCAAGGCCCCTGATAAGAAGTTCAAGGGTGCCAAGCCCGGTGAAAAGAGTGATACACCCCCGGCCGGTGATGATCCTTCCAAAATGACCTATGATGAACTGTGTCAGTATTTGGAAGCCCACCCGGATGCAAAGTTGGACTAACCAACACCCCTACAAATCTTATTTTTAGAAAGGAAGTTTTGAACTATGCCTAACAACAAGTTTGATTCCAAGAGTTTCAATGCTGAAGCGTTCAAGTACATGGTGGCCCGTGTTCCCAACCTGAACATGAACGAAATCAAGAAATCCCGTGCATTGGCCGCAAACCCTGACATTCAGGAAGTGTTCAGCGGTCAGAACGGCACCGCCTACGCCCGTCTTGCCATGCGTGGCCTGATTGACGGTGATGCGGTGAACTATGACGGTTCTACCGACATTACCGCCACTTCCACCAAGACCTTTGAACAGGGTGTTGTGGTGGTTGGCCGTGCTAAGGCGTGGAAAGAGCGTGATTTTTCCTATGATGTGACCGGTGGCGTTGATTTCATGGCGAATATCAGCGAACAGGTTGCACAGTACAAGGATGAACTGGATGAAGCCACCATTCTTTCCATCCTGAAGGGCATTTTCGCCATGTCCACCGCCGATGCCAAGAACAAGGAATTTGTGGAGAAGCACACCACCACCGTTTCCGGTGCTATGACCGCCACCACCCTGAATACGGCGGCAAACAAGGCTTGCGGTGCGAACAAGAAGAAGTTCACTTTGGTTTTCTGCCATAGTGATGTTTCCACCGGCCTTGAAAACCTGAACCTGATCGAACGCCTGAAGTACACCGATAAGGATGGGATTCAGCGTGATTTGGAATTGGGTACTTGGAACGGCAAGCTGGTGATCGTCACCGATCAGATGCCCGTTTCTGAAGGCTATTTCGATGCCGATGCCAACACCACCGGCGCTTTGAAGATCGTCGCTTCTGGCACCCCCGCTGATGGTGAAATCCTTCTGTCCAAGGTCACGCCCTACTTCGGTTCCAAGACCCTTGCGGCCGATGATTATGTGGTTGCTGGTGTTCAGTACACCACCTACGCTATGGGCAACGGTGCCTTCTCTTATGAGGACATCGGCGTAAAGGTTCCCTATGAAATGGCCCGTGACCCCAAGACCAACGGAGGTGAGGATTTGCTGTATATGCGTCAGCGTAAGGTTTTCGCCCCCTTCGGCCTGTCCTATGAGAAGAAAACGCAGGCAAGCACCAGCCCCACGGCGGCTGAACTGGAAAACGGCGGCAACTGGACGCTGGTTCATTCCGGTGAAAGCACCGCAAGTCAGCGTTCCTACATCAACCACAAGGCCATTCCCATTGCCCGGATTCTTTCCCGTGGCTAAAGGCGGTGAACCCCGTTGCGTGATAAAGCGGTTGCAATGCTAACGGCCCTTGGCGTGGCGGGGGCCGCTGATGATTCGCTGTTGGATATGGTTTTGAACAATGTTCAATGGAGGATCAAAAACCTTTCCAACCTTTCCGAAATCCCGGAGGGGTTGGAAAGTCTGGCCGTTTCTATGGCCGTGGGCGAATACCTGAACATGAAGAAGTGTTCTGGACAGCTTGAAGGGTTTGATTTGGATGCGGCGGTGAAATCCATTCAGGAAGGTGACACCAACATTACCTTTGCCCTTGGTGAAGGTAGTTCAACCCCTGAACAGAGGTTGAACAGCCTGATTGATTATCTGATCAACGGGCGCATTGGTGAAATCTACCGTTATAGGCGGTTGGTATGGTAAATAAGGCCGTGCGAACCGCCTTGGAACGGTTGTGGAAGGATCGGTGTTCTATCTTCATCCGTGAGGAAGTCACCGATCCTGTCACCCACCTGACGGATTCTGAAGAAAAGCCGCTTCTTCAGGATCAGCCGTGCAAGCTGTCTTTTGAAACATTAACTTCAACCAATGGGGATGAAGTGGCAACCGCCCAACAGGTGGTGAAGCTGTTCCTTTCCCCGGATGTGAAGGTTCCCGCAGGATGCAAGATCATTGTCACCCGGCCAAACGATGTGGAACGAACCTTCACCTATTCCCGTTCCGGTGAACCGGGTGTTTTCTCCAACCATCAAGAAATCATGCTTGAACCCTTCAGGGGGTGGGCCTGATGGGAAGATGGGGCCGGTGTGATTACCGAGAATTGAAGAAGCTGGATGAACGCCTTCAACAGCTTTCGGAAGTTGACATGGATCGGCTTTGCCGGGATGCCGCCAAGAAGATTGCCCAAATCCTTCTGAATAAGGTGAAGAAAAGAACCCCCGTTGGTGTGGTTCCGCCGTATGCCACGGATGAAGCCAAGGAAGAATATTGGCCCGGTTATCGTGGCGGTTCCTTGCGTGACGCTTGGACGATCCTTCCCATTGAAAAACACGGTGATGTGTATGAAATCACCGTGATCAACAACTTGGAATATGCGTCCTATGTGGAATACGGCCACCGGCAAACACCGGGGCGCTATGTTCCCGCTTTGGGAAAGACCCTAACGGCAAGTTGGGTTCCGGGTAAATTGATGCTGACGATTTCCGAACAGGAAGTGAAAACCTTGGTTCCGTCCATTCTGAATGATATGTTGTATGACGCTTTGAAGGGGGTGTTCAGTTGATCAACGAAATTATCAAAGGCGTTTCCATGAAGCTGAACGCCACCTTTGGAGCCGGGTACAAAATCTATCAGAATGATGTGGAACAGGGCTTCAAGGAACCCTGTTTTTTCATTGCTGTCCTGAAGCCTGACATTTCCCCGTTGCAGAAGAACCGATTCATGAACCGGAACCCGCTGGATGTTCACTATTTCCCAACCAGCGGGAGAAACAACGCTGAATTGTTCACTATGGCCGGGGATTTGATGGAATGTTTGGAGTTCATCACCCTTCCCAATGGGGATGTGCTTCACGGAACTTCCATGAGTTATGAAGTGCAAGACGGGGTTCTTCACTTCTTCGTGAACTACAATTTGACACTTCGCAGAGAAACCGAGGAAACCGCAATGGAAACCTTGGAAACTACTGTGGAGCCAAAGAAAGGGTGATTGAATGGCTACCAGAAAGAAAGCCGCCACCGCACAGGAACCGACCATCACGGCCCCGGTGGTATTCCCCAAAGAACGGGTGTTGACCTTCAGGCGTTACGCTGACCGGCGTGATCTTCTGTCTGTCCTTTTGGAAGATGGGAAGGAATACACCTTCGATCAGATTGATGGGCTGATCAATGACTTTATGAAAGGTAAGGTGAAATAATATGGCCCTTGGCGGCGGCACCTTCTTGGTGCAGAACAAGGTTCTGCCCGGTGCATATATCAACTTCATTTCTGTGGCGCAGGCAAGCGCCACCCTTTCTGACCGTGGCATTGTCACCATCCCCCTTGCTATGAATTGGGGGCCTGAAGGCAAGATTTTCACGGTGGAACAGGCTGACTTTATCAAGAACAGTCAGAAAATTTTCGGCTATGCGTACACGGCGGATGAACTGAAGGCTATGCGTGAAATCTTCCTTCACGCCAAAACTGTTCATTTCTTCCGCCTTGGCACCAGCGGCGTGAAGGCGGCTAACACCTACGCAACGGCCAAATACCCCGGCACCCGTGGTAATGATCTTCGTACCGTTATCACGGCGAATGAGAACACCGCAGAACAGAAGCCGCTGTTCGATGTGGCAACCTTCTTGGGAACCGTTCAGGTTGATCTTCAGGAAGGTGTGGCCGCTATCACCGATCTGAAGGCCAATGCCTATGTGGATTGGAAGTCCAGCGGAACTCTTTCTTTGACCGCTTCCTTGCCCCTGACGGGCGGCACCAATGGCACCGTGGCCGATTCCGACTATCAGACCTATCTTGATCAGGCGGAAGCGTACACCTTCAACGCTATGGGTTGCACCGAGAGCAAGGCCACCATCACCGCCCTGTTTGCGGCCTTCGCAAAGCGGATGCGTGATGATGTGGGCAAGAAGTTTCAGGTGGTTCTTTTCCAGAAGTTGGCCGATTATGAAGGCGTTGTGAGCGTCAAGAACGGCCTGACTTCTGACAAGACTTCCACCGCCTTGATCCCTTGGGTTACGGGCGTGATCGGCGGAACGGCGGTCAATAAGAGCGCCACCAACATGACCTATGATGGTGAATATGATGTTGATACCGATTTCACGCAGACCCAGCTTGAAAACGGTATCAAGGAAGGTTCCTTCATGTTCCATCGTGTGGATGAAGCGGTGTGTGTCCTGACTGACATTAACAGCTTCATTTCCATCACGGATGAAAAGTCCAGCGACTTTTCCAGCAACCAGACGATCCGAGTTTTGGATCAGATCGCCAATGATATTGCCGTTCTGTTCGGCAAGAAGTATCTTGGCAAGGTTCCCAATGATGCCGCTGGCCGGATTTCCCTTTGGAACGATATTGTGAAGCACCACACGGAACTTCAGGATATTCGGGCCATTGAGAACTTCAGCGGCGAAAATGTGACGGTTGAAAAGGGCGATACCAAGAAATCCGTGGTGGTTACTGATTATGTGACCCCCGTGAACGCTATGGAACAGCTTTATATGACCGTCTATGTTCAGTAAGGAGGTACAACCATCATGGCAGATAGAACCATCATGAACGCCAAGGATGCTGTTTCCGCTTCCTTGGCTGAATGTTTCGTGACCATCGGGGATAACCGTTACAACTTCATGCAGGCTATCAACCTTGAAGCCAACTTTGAGAAGAACAAAACGGAAGTTCCCATTTTGGGCAAGACCGGCAAGGGCAATAAGGCCACCGGCTGGAAGGGTACGGGTTCCGCCACCTTCCACTATAACACTTCCATCTTCCGTGAGCTGATGAAGCGTTATAAGGACACCGGCGAGGATGTCTATTTTGACATTCAGGTGACAAATGAAGATCCCACTTCTTCCGTGGGCCGTCAGACCGTGATCCTGAAGGATTGCAATATGGACGGCGGCTTGCTTGCCAAGTTTGATGCTGATGCGGAATACTTGGATGAAGATATGGACTTCACCTTTGAAGATTTCGAGATGCCCGAAACCTTCAGCCTTTTGGCCGGTATGCAGTAAGCAGAGCGCCCCGGCCTTACTTCGGTAGGGGCCGGGGCCTTTTTTCGTATCAAAATATAGGAGGAAAAAAACAATGAGCCTGTCCGCTTTTTTGGCTGAAAACGCCGTTCCCGTTGAGAACATCAAGTTTGTTGCTTCTAAACGCTTCTTGGGTGAGGATGGCAACCCCATTCCTTGGGAGATCAAGACCATCACCGGCACCGAGGATGAAGCCCTTCGGAAGTCCTGTGCCAAGCGTGTTCCGGTTCCCGGCAAGAAGAACCAGTATCAGAAGGAAACCGACTATGATCTTTACCTTGGCAAGCTGGCCGTGGCTTGTACTGTGTTCCCCAATCTGAATGATAAGGAACTTCAGGACAGCTACAAGGTCATGGGCGCTGATGCCCTTCTGAAAACCATGCTGACCCCCGGCGAATATGCCGAATACCTGACCAAGATTCAGGAAGTGTGTGGTTTTGATACCACCATGCAGGATGAGGTTGATGAAGCAAAAAACTAATCTGTGAAGGTGATGGTGAAGCGAACATTGCTTACTATTGCCTTCACGAACTTCATTTGACACCTTCCGCCTTTTATGCTTTGCCCCGCCGTGAACGGGCCTTCATCATTGCGGCCATTGATGTTCGGGTGGAAGCTGAAAAGAAGAAGCAGAAGGAAATTGAACGAAAACAGCGCCGGGGCCGCCACCATTAAGGCCCCGGCTTCTATTCTCCAAGAAAGGTGGTGATCCCTGTGGGAAACATCCGGGCCGCTATTGCCCTTTATGATGGTGTTACCAGCCCCCTTCAGAGTATGCACAAGGCAATGGGGGTTGTGCTGAACACCTTTGAAGCCATGCAACAGGCTTCCGGTAGAGCCGTTGACACGGCGGCAATCCGGGAAGCCCGTGAAGAATGGGCGAAAGCGGGAACCGCCTTTGATACCATTGAAGAAAATATCAGGAACGCCAACAACGAACAGCAGAATTTCAACAATTCCATCCGTGGGGGTAGCAATTCCGCCAACGGGCTTCTGTCCATCATCAAGAAAGTTGCCATTGCCGCTGGTGGTATCGCCGGGATCAATAAGGTGCTGAACATTTCGGATGAATTGGCAAGCACCAAAGCCCGATTGAATTTGCTTGTGGATGATGGCGGTTCCGTTGAAGCCTTGGAACAGAAGATCATGGCTTCCGCCCAGCGTTCCCGATCCGCTTATTTTGACACCGCTTCCGCCGTTGCGAAACTTGGCCTGAACGCCGGTAACGCCTTCGGTGGCAATATGGATCAGGTCATTGCCTTCATGGAACAGGTGAACAAACAGTTTGTTATTGGCGGTGCTACGGCCCAAGAACAGAGCAACGCCATGATCCAGCTTACACAGGCGATGGCGGCGGGTGCGCTTCGCGGTGAAGAACTGAACTCTATTCTGGACGGTGCGCCGGGTATCGCAAGAGCCATTGAAAAGTATATGGGGATTGCGGAAGGTTCCATTAAGACGGTTGCACAGGAAGGCAAGGTAACGGCTGAAGTGGTGAAGAACGCCATGTTTGCTATGGCGGACGAAACCAACGCAAAGTTCGATTCCATGCCCAAAACTTGGGCGCAGATTTGGGCCGGGATGAAGAATCAGGCCCTTTCCATGTTCGCCCCGATCCTGACCAAAATCAATCAGATTGCCAACAGTTCCAAGTTCCAGCAAGTGACCACGGCCCTGATCAATGGCCTTGCCGGGGTTGCCAATATCGCTTCTTCGGTGCTGGATATTCTGATTTCCATTGCTTCCGTGGTGGTGGATAATTGGAGTTGGATTCAGCCCATTATCATGGGCATTGTGGCCGCTATGCTGATCTATAACGGCGTAATGTTGGTTGGAAATACCATTATGGCGGTTCAGGCCGCAGTTAAGGCAATTCACACAGCAATGACTACCGCTTGGAGCGTTGCCACCTTTGCCGCAACAGCGGCCCAGCAGGGCCTAAATGCGGCGCTTTTGGCTTGCCCCCTTACATGGATCATCCTTCTGATTATCGCCGTGATTGCGGCTATCTATGCGGCTTGTGCGGCAGTTGCAAAGTTCACCGGCGTTGCCAATAGTGGCTTCGGTGTGATTTGCGGCGGAATCATGGTGGTGATCGCCTTCTTCAAAAACCTTGGCCTGTCCGTGGCGAATATCGCCTTGGGTATCTGGAACGCTTTGGGGGCCTGTGCTTCTAACATCGGAACGGCCTTCCACAATGTCATTTCCAATGTTCAGGGGTGGTTTTACAACCTTCTTTCTACGGCCCTTACTGTTGTGGCGGGTATCTGTGAAGCCCTGAACAAATTGCCCTTCGTTGAGTTCGACTATTCCGGGATTACCAACAAAGCAAGCGAATATGCGGCTAAATCCGCTGAAGCCTATGGCAATGTAGAGGAATACAAGAGCGTTGCCGATGCCTTCAATGAAGGAATGTCTACCTTTGACACCTTCCAAGATG